AAAAATGGATAAACAAACACAAGTAATCATGTTCTCGTCGAAGACGGGCGAGTGGGCTACCCCCCAAGATTTTTTCGACAAACTAAATTGGAGATTTGGACCCTTTGACTTAGATCCGTGCGCGAGCCCCAACAACACCAAGTGCGTAAACTTCTACACAGAGACAGAAGATGGTCTATCTAAAAGCTGGGAAGGTCACACGGTCTTTGTAAATCCTCCCTATGGCCGAGGGATCGATAAGTGGATTAAAAAAGGTTACGAAGAGGCCCGCAAGGAGAACACGCGAGTAACCATGCTGATTCCCTCCAGAACCGACACCAAATATTGGCACAATTATGTCATGAAAGCCGACGAAGTATACTTTGTTAGGGGGCGCCTTAAGTTTGGCGACAGTGAAAATAGCGCCCCCTTCCCGTCCGCGGTGGTAGTGTTTGACGGCTCCCATAGACAACAACTTTTCGGAGCCATTAACCGATGAACCGTCAACAGCGCCGCGCTATGCAAAAACACGCGGGGAAGGAGGCTACAGAGGAGATCTCCCAAAAGCTTTCTCAATTTGAGAAGCTACCGGAACAGTGCAGCGCATGTAATAAAGAATTTGACAAAAAAGACAAAGAAATGATACAATCATGGAACGTGATTGTTAAGCAAGAAACAGTACGTCTATTTTGTCCCGAATGCATAAAGAAAACACAGGAGATTATAAATGAGCATCGTTAGATTGTCCACAACTGGACTACAAAAATTGTTAAGCGGCAAGGTTGGCGAACCTGCCACGTGTGTGGTGAAGTTTTATTCTAATTCATGCCACCTTTGCCATAACCTTAAAGACTATTACCTAGAGATTGCAGAAGAAGAGAAATACTCGGATCTACATTTTTTTGCCTTCAACATAGACGATTACCCCTCTATTGAAAAGCAAATGAAATTTAATGGCGTCCCCACCATTTCCTTAATTAAAACGGGGCAATCAAAACCAAAAGTGCGCATTCTTCAAGATCCAGAAGAACCAAATGAGCAAACTTGGTACCGAACCAGAGACATCAAAGAATTTATAGAAAAGGAGAAATAAATGTCACAGGAAACTTTAAATGCAGCTGTCCTTTTGTTGCGCAGTCGAGCATTGGAATCGTATAGCATCATTAAGGACACCCTGGCACGCCCCACGCAAGAGGGTGATGCCGACAAGATTGCGGCCCACTCTCTTAAGTTGGCTCAGCTTGAGGGAGGGATGATTACGCTTCAGCAATATGCGGATGCCCTTCTCGCTCCCGAAGAGGTACCCGAAGATGGTGCCGCACCAGAGGATGGAGACGCTAGCGCTCCTGTGTCACAAAGTGAACAGGCGGCCCCCCGTGTCGTGACCCCCGAACAGTCGCCAACTTTAAGGCGGTCCATGGAACAAGAAGAGGTCAAGAAAAAGAGAACTCGCACCAGAAAGAAGAAGGCAGAAAGCGATGAATAGGGTTTTGTCGTATGATGATGTGCTGCTGAGGCCCAAGTACTCTGATATAGAATCGCGTTCTGAGGTAGACATATCAACCAACTTAGGCAAAGGGCTGTCGCTTCGGCTACCGGTTTTGGCCTCGCCAATGGACACCATCTCAGAAACACCAATGGCAATTTCGATGTCTAAGCATGGAGGAGCCGCCGTGATCCATCGCTATTGTTCCATTGAAAAGCAGTGTCGTATGGTTCACATGAGTTTGGATCTGGCGCACCACGATGATTGTATAGTTGGGGCCGCAGTGGGAGTTTCAGAAGACTATGTAGAACGAGCACTTAAACTTGTAGATAGCGGCGCACGCTTTGTGTGCGTAGATGTCGCTCACGGCCACCACTCGCTCGTGCACGCAGCCTTAAAAGGTCTACGGCGCGAACTGGGAAACCGCTATCATATTATGGCGGGGAATGTCGCCACCATAGAGGGAGTCAACGCGCTCGCTGATTGGGGTGCAGATTCTGTTAGGTGCAACATCGGAGGGGGCTCTATTTGTTCTACACGCATTCAAACAGGCCATGGCATGCCCGGGCTACAAACCATTTTTGAATGTGCGAAAACGGATCGCGACGTATCCATCATTGCGGACGGCGGCATTAGAAACTCGGGCGACATTGTTAAGGCGTTAGCAGCCGGCGCAGATGCTGTGATGTGCGGCTCTTTGCTGTCCGGAACGAATGAAGCCCCCGGTAAAGTCACAGAAGGAAAGGATGGCTCTCGCTGGAAGACGTACCGAGGTATGGCCAGCAAGGAGGCTCAGATTGGCTGGCGAGGGCGCTATTCTTCTAATGAAGGAGTCTCTACGACCGTTCCCTATCGAGGGGGCGTTAAGTATGTCTTGAGCGATTTGGACAATGGAATTCGCTCTGGGTTTTCATATTCAGGAGCACGCACGCTATCAGAACTTCACGCATCCGCAGAGTTTGTTGTTCAAACTCCATCAGGCCTCTCTGAAAGTCGCACCCACATTATGACAAGGGAGTGGTAAAAGTGCCCACAGAGACGGCTGATATAAAATATGGAAAACTTAATAAAAGAATAGTATTCACAGATAACGATCATCGACATGCACAGTTGATAGTAAAGCTGAGAACGGATGGACTTTCTCAAGCCGATTTTTTTCGAGCAGTAGTGGGCGCCTATATCGAAGCTGATGTAGACTTACTAAGGTTTATAGAGAGAATTAAAACCCAATCTATTACACGTAAAACCAAAACAACACGTCTGCGCAGAAAAGGCGCCCAATCCACCAAAGAGTTGGGCCTGGATGACGGAGAAATTGAAAATATTTTCGATATTCTTGCCGAGGAGCAGCCCGATCTATGAACTGTGATGGCTTAAGGGCATGCTCCAGGGAGTGTTTGTCGAAGAAGAAAGAATGCAAAGTGAAAGAATGCAGACTATGGATTGACTACCCTTTGGAATACAATTGTTGTTTGATTTCTATCCATGTACATGGCAATATGACACTTCGCGAAGTGGGAGAAAGAATAGGAGTATCCTTTGCTCGTATAAAGCAGATAGAAACAGAGGCGCTTATGAAAATGAAGCACAATCGATTGTTGAATGAGTAGGGCGAAACATTTTAAAGGAAATTGCAAAAATAGAAACTATTTACAGATGAGTTAGAATTTAAGGAGAATCATAATGGCTCGTAAGACACTATTATCAGAAGGCGAAATTCGCCAATTTATGAAACTGGCCAACCTTTCCCCCGTCGGGACGGTGCGCCTTTCCGAGCTGGGATATGTTCCCGGTAATCGCGAAGAAGATGCGCTTGAGGATGAGCTAGGCGATATGGATTCCGAAGCTGATCGCGAAGGCGATGAGATTGGTGATCTTGAGGGCGAGCTTGATATGGCCGACGATGAGTTGGCTGTTGATGACGAGATGGGAATGGACGACGTCGACGCGGCGCCGGAATCCAGCCCGGAAGACTTGGTTCTTGACCTTCTCGCGCTGGTGCAGGACTGGGCACAATCCCACGATGTGGACATGGCAGTTGATACTGACGCCGAGGAGACCGTTGGCGTCGAAGACGAACTTGCAGTCGGCGACGACGAAGTTGATGTCGAGATGGATGCCGTAGAAATGGGCCCCGCAGACGATGAAGAGCTTCCGCTTGACGCAGAAATGGCGCTTCAAGAAGGCGAAATTGTAAACGAAGTCGCACGCAGAGTTTTGGCACGCCTACAGGCTAGCCAAAACCAAGACAAGCTAGCAGAAGAGCTTGCCAATAGAATTCTATCTAGAATTTCTAACGGCACCAAGTAAATATCTTGACTTTAAGCATCGCAAAGGTTATAATGTGAGAAGAGGCCGCCCCGCGGCCTCTTTTGTTGTGAGGTTTTTATGGAACATTGGTGGGCCTGGTTACTAACATTTGTTTTTGGATATGTTACGTGTAAAACGTTCTACTTCTTTCGAAGTGGCCGGCTAAGCATCACGCTTCTGCGAGCATCACATATAATTTATTTATCAGCGTTAATGAAGGCGTTGGAGAATATGTCATATGCTCGCGAGCTTGTCTTAGAAAAAATGATCAAAACCGAGAAGAGCAGTTCACAAATCAGCTTTTTTCAATTGAAATTTGAAGAAGATGTGCGACTCTTTAAAGAGCGCGCAATCGACGTGTTGATATACTGTCACCCGCCCTTTTTTAAGCCCACCTTGGAGTTTGATGACTGGCGTAGTGCGATGGAATTTTTGGAAAAAAACAAACAAACAGCTTTAATATTTTGGGAGGCACAAAGCGATGATAAATAAAATTAAAGAGATTGTGAGAAGCATACTCGATGAAGAGAAGCAGAAGACAAAAGATAGTTTAATCTTTATCGATCCCGGTGATCTTGTGGCTGTGCCAGCAACTCCTAATTTAATTGGGCTGTTTTGTGAGGTTGTAGACGAGAAGGTGGCCGAGTTGGTGCACGCGCTCCTGTGCCTCAATGAGTCCAATCAGAGCTTACCCGAAGAAAAGCGAAAGCCAATTGAGTTTTACATCTCAACCTATGGTGGAAGTGCCGACGACATGTTCTCGCTTTACGATGTTATGCGCGAAGTGCGGGAAACAACCGAGATACACACGGTGGGA